TATTTCATCTATAAAATGTGTACACAAGAAACCTACTCCAAATGGTATACGTGTAGTTATATCCTGTATATTATGTAATTCCACCCCTCGATTTAATTGATTGACAATGTATTTTGCAAGCGAATCTTTTTCATAACAATTATATATGTTTGCTGTAGGATTTGGTTGAAATTTGACAATCTTCGATTTTTTTGTAAACGATTTCATTGTAATAATATCTTTATTCGATGTACATTTCCGAGTATTTGTAGAGCGTCGTTTTTTATTCGATTTTTGTTTTTTAGTTTGTAATTTCTTTTTTGCCATTCTATAGTATATCCATCTATAAAAATCGAAATTATGTATAGCAATAATGACGGGTACAATAATAGTTTTAGATGAAAATTATTATTGTCACATAACAAAATATGTATTATGATTATTTATATATTTATATATTTACTTTGGGTACATGGCCGCTGGGAACTGAACCAAGTTGGCACCGATACCGAAACCAGCTCCACCTCGTGCACTAGATGCCATGGAAGGAACAAAAACATCAAGAACACTGAATGTAGCAGCAGCTGCCAATGCGATGATGACAACTTCTTCAATCTTAAGAGCCTTCTGAGGGATAACAAATGCAGCAATTGCTACCATAATACCTTCAACAAGATACTTGATTGCTCGCTTTACGAATTCGCTAAAGTCAAACATGTCGTTCATTTTGCAATTATATATTTAGACAACAAAAAAATATTCAATAAAAACAACTTAAATCGAAAAGGTGAAAGTTGCTAAAGATGTCGACCCCCACAAAAACGTCTAAAACATTTGAGCAGAAAATGACTAAAGATGGTAAAATCAATCCTAAGTATGTGGATTTGTTAAGTGAAGATCCTCCAATTGCAAATCAACAATATGGATGTTACAGTTTTGTTTCGCCTGAAAAAATCATCAAACAAAAGGATATTTTCATGTTCGAGAAGTTTGTGAAACAATGGCAATATGCAAAAGCGTTAAACATGTTTTCTGACTTTATGCAATTTATTGCACATAAATACACAATCGATCCCGAAAAGCTTATGGGCGATTTCGTGGAGTTTGTAACAGAAGAAGAAAACACATTGAAACGCGAAGACGTGACCAGTGATTTCAATCATTTTATGGACAAAAACGAGGTTCGATTAACAGAAGACTTTCAGAAACAGCATAATTTCCAGACTTCTGTAAGAGGATTGATTAATCGTGGAAATTTCGGTACATCAGAAGAGGCTGAAAAATTCGCAAAACAAATTCGCGATCGTGATCCAAATCACGACATATTTGTAGGACGTAATTTCGTATGGACACCACTAGATCCGGATGCATACAAGACTGGACGTATTGAATTTATGGAGGAAGAGCTAAATCAACTACACCATGAAAAGTTGAAGAACGAGATGAAGGCAAAGGAAGAGTTCGAGAAGCGTTTGTACGAAAGCAAGCGTAAAGCAATTGAACGAAATATTGAAGAAGCCAAAAAATCAGGCAACAAGCTTACGCAAACGATGGATGAAGAAGGTAATTTGATTGGTGTCAAAGAAACCGTTGATTTTGATAGTCGTGAGGTTGCGACAGAAGGTGGTTCTCGTAATCAAGTGCCTTTCCAAAACGAAAACGAAGTTCCTCGTGTAGAGGAATTGGATACAATCAAAGAGGATGGTGAGGATGCTTAAGTATGCATCCCAATCCCAAACCCAATCCAAGATCAAAAGTAATATAACAAACACATCATATTACTTTTTTTACAAGACGATTCTATTATTACGTATAGTACACAGGTAAAGAGTCAATATTAAACTCATAATGTTTCGGTTTCCCTTTTGGGGTCTTTTTGCAATTTTGAATCATGGGTTGTTGTAATTCATTTTGAGGGGTCACATTATGAACTAAACGTGAGATCATCTTATACAGTTTGAAATTCGGGTATCGTTCGTCCCCATTTTTCTTGTACAATATATTTTTCCCAGAATCTTCTGTACACCATCTCAAAATCGTTTTCTGCAATCGATTCATGCGTTTGGTGTCTGTTGCGTCATCATCTTCATCAAACACAAAATCAAACATAGAACACCCTAACCTACATAAATCAAAACTGTTATTCGGCATGATTATTTCCTTTTTTTCATTCACATATGGTGGGAAATTATATTGTGTGTGAGCATCTCCTCCTGGGGCAAAGCTGTCACTACAAAATAATTTGTCTTGGAATTTATAAATGGCACGACCAAAATCGATCATTTTGAAAATACGACCATGTGTAGGTACATAGTATTTTTGGTTTTCATAGGTATATACAATATATTTCATATTCGTTTGTACATACGTAATATTATTTGTATGTAAATCGTTATGTGTAAAAGAAAAGCATTTTTGATACACCAACAAAGAAAATATAATTTGTATAAGTGCGCTTTCAATTTCATCATTTTTAACTTGTTCGGTTTCTAAGAGTTGATCCAAGGTTCCATCACATTTTTCCATACAAATCATTTGTACGGGAAATTTTCGAATATAAATAAAAACGTCTGACTCACTACTTTCGCTATCAGTTCGAGACATATTATCGTTGTCGTCTTTTTTGTCATCTTCTTCGTCATTTTCTTCGTCATTTTCTTCGTCATTTTCTTCGTCATTTTCTTCGTCATTTTCTTCGTCATCTTCTTCGTCATTTTCATCTTCGCTCACACTAATTTGACTATTATTGGAACTATCATCATCAGAATCAGATTCATTATCTGAATCTTTTTTCATTTGAAACACGACTTCCATATTTGTCTCATTTTGTTCGACAGATTCTTCTACAAAACATTCATCTACTATATTGACATCTACCTCATCTTTGATCAGAACTTTGGGTCTATTTCCATGGGTATTTTTTACATTGTGTTTTCCTAGATCTAACTCTGACTCATCTTCAATACGATATAACATATTTTTCTTATGTTTAAAAAAGTCAGATTCTTGTAAATACGTAAAATCGTCGGTTGCATCAAATCGGAATTCATCTTGGATTCCCAAATACGAACCATAAAAGTCAATTGCATTGGGAAAATGATGAAAATTCAACATTTTAGAACAAATGAAATTAAAAAAGCAATCTACATACGAAGAATTGTTTTGATTCGCAATTTTTGAGAAGCAATTCCCCTGTAAATCTGGTAATTGCGTCAAATTTTCTTTCATTTGGTCATATTTCCCAATCAAATAATGAATCGGGTCCAATAATGGCGCAAATTTGATATGAGTATGTCCCTTGATTTTTTTGTTGTTAAAAACCAACGTTTCAGGATCTAGGAATTCTTTATAGGTTTTGAGACAAATTTGATTGTAGTTTGTCTCAGTCATCGTAAAAAACTTTTCATATATTGGATTGTATCCTTGGACTTGAGTTATGTTATATGGATTGTATTTAGATTCATCCTCACACTTCAATTGATTCCATTCTATTTTTCGCAACTTTTGATAACTGATTTGAAACATTATGAAATCAAATAATATATGATTTTAATCATTCAAACGCAATTAGAAAACATCTAAAGTGTCTCAATAACACTACTGTAATTATATGTGGTTCTTTTTTCATTTTATCGGTTTAATTCAATATATTTATTTCTAAACGTTTACAATAGAGACAAAAACACTATGACACTGGAACTGAAGAAATTTGATATGCGTACAATTACATTCAAGCCAAATGAAAACAAAGGTCCAGTGATTGTATTGATCGGACGTCGTGATACAGGTAAAACATATTTAGTAAGAGATTTATTATATCACCATCAAGATATTCCTATCGGTACCGTTATTTCCGGTACTGAAGCAGGGAATGGTTTTTATGCTGCACATGTACCAAAACTATTTATACACGATGAATACAGCTCTGCACTGATCGAGAATATTTTACGCCGACAAAAAACGGTTCTTAAGCAGATTAAACGTGAAATGGAATCCTACAAACGATGTACCATCGATCCACGTACATTTGTGATATTAGATGATTGTTTGTATGATAATACTTGGTCACGAGACAAACTAATGCGATTGTTATTCATGATCGGTCGTCACTGGAAAGTTATGTTAATTATTACCATGCAATATCCTTTAGGCATACCACCTACACTACGTACAAATATTGATTACGTATTTTTATTGAGAGAGCCATATGCTACAAACCGTAAACGTATTTGGGAAAACTATGCCAGTATGTTTCCCACACTAGAATCGTTTTGTTCTGTGATGGATCAGACAACCGAAAATTATGAATGTTTGGTGATCAACAACAATGCGAAATCGAACAAACTACAAGACCAGATCTTCTGGTATAAAGCAGAAAATCGTCCTGATTTCAAGCTCGGGTCTAAAGAGTTTTGGGAAATATCGAAAGGCATGGGATCTGATGACGAAGATGATGCATATGATCCAAACAATGCACGTAAAAAGAAACCAGGATCTCAGATCAATGTCAAGAAAACCAAGTGGTAATTTTTGTGCTCACACTAACACTGAGACACAATTCAAATCATGTGTATATGTCTATTCACAAATATACATGATTATGTCTCTAATCTCTAATCCCTAATCTCTAATCTCTAATTTTACAAACA